TAACAGAAGAACAAGCAAAGTTTATGTTAATTAAATCTATTCAAATGGCATATAAACATGGTATATATTCATTAACCGAGTCTGAAATTGTTTCAAAATCACTTAGAATATTTAAATAAAAAAAAAAGGGACAAGTAATTGTCCCTTTAATTATTCTTTAAGATTTTGATTATCTCAATTCTCTTAAATCAAATGTACGAACGCCATCTACGGTAATTCTTCCGTAAAAACGATTATTTACAATTTTCTTCGCGTATCTTGTCATTATTCCTTTAATCGGAGTAAAGTTGAACGGATTATACATTGTAGGTGTTAATTGTAGAGGTACATACGGTGCGTAAATATAACCTGTGTCTAACAATGATGTTCCTTTGTGTCCCATTAACACTTGGTTAGCTGGGAAGTAAGGGTCACGGTAAACTTGGTAACGACCCGCTAATGTACCAACTCTTTCAATACCCATGTTGTATTGGTCTTGCTCAGGAGCCGCGTTTGATACGTGGAAGTATTCCAAGTCATCAAATATAGCACTGATTTCAGAAGAAACAACAATCCAGTTAGCTCCACCTCTTAAGGTAGATTTGTGGATTTGAGCCGAAATTTGGTTGATAGCTGTAATCAATGTTTGATTCCAGTCTTTTTGAGTGTAAGGAACTGCACTTGAACCTAGACGTTTCCAACCATTGTAATCCCAACGTAAGTTCCAAGCCGCACCTTTACGTAAATCTCTTAAGATTTCACGGTCGATTTCAGCCGCAACTTGTTCAGATAATAAAGCCGTTAATTCAGCTTCAGCATCAATGTTGTGGAACGCAGCAACGTCTTGTGCCATTTCTGGAGACCATTGAGCTCTTAATTTTCTTTCTGTTACAGAAACTGTAACTGACATAAGGTCAAAAGATACCTCACCAATTTTATCTTCAAATTCTAAATTCTTATATATTCTATAAGTGGATGTAAACGCATTGTTAACAGCTGTAGTAGAAGAGAATGTTGAACCTGTGTAACCGTCCATAGAACCACCACAAGTAATACATACTGGTACCTGTAAATCAATTTCTAAATAGATTTTACCTTCAGCATCACACAGATTGTCATATTGACCACCACCTGTTTTACTACCAGGGAAAGTTAATGTAGCGTTGTTGTTACCGTATTGTACAATACCTTTACCATATCTTTGAGTTACAACTCTGAATAAGTAAGGATTAGATGTGTTAGCCGAAGTTGTTGTGTTTCCAGCAGCACCATAGACAGTCAAATCAGATAAGAAAGATTCGTTATCCATTGGTTGACCATCAGGTCCGATTAATTTACCAGCTCCATCAGATGCAAAACCTGACAAAACTACCAATACTTTTCTGTAATCAGATGAAGTATAAGCTGAACTAACTAATGCGTCAGATAACCAAGATACAGTAGCAACATCAGCAGTGATTGCGGAAAATTGTCCTTTAGAATAGTCAAATAACCCTGGAGGGTCTAACGCTGGTTCGTTACCTTCGTAGAATCTATCGTAAAGGTCTTTAGTATTGTTATAGTCATAACCGCTGTTTGGTGTTTGACCCGCAGCTTGGTTTGGAGAACCATAAGGTGCGTAGTGTTCAGAAGTACCTGCTTGGTAAGCCTGAATGTTAGGTACAAAGTAAAACAATTTACCAATTGGTAAGTTCATTGCTTGTACTGAAACGATGTCATTCGCTAATAATTTAGAGAATACACGTCTAACAATTGGAAAAACCACTGTTTCAAATGCACCTGTATCAGATGTAGATGATGCTTCATTGATTAAGAATGATGCTTGGTTTTCGTATAATTGTGCTACGTTTTCTCTCATGTGACCTTTAAGACCCTCTAAGAATCCTAATTTGTCCCATTTGTTGATTGTGTCTTCTTTGATAACTTTAAGGTGTTTTAACCCAATGTTACCAACAAGACCTGATTCTAATAATGCTCCCATTTTTTTAGTATTTTTTTTTTAAGTTTATTTTTATTGTTTAACCTAATTTACCCATTAAGTCCTTCATTCTTAAGAATTGAGGATTTTCATAAGTTTTTGATTCAATTAGGGTTGTTGATGAACCTGTAGAAACTGATTTGTTTAATTTTGTTGTTACCGATTCATTAATTGATTTTGTATCCGTCGAAGTTAATTCGTCTTTAAGAGACCTATAAAGATTTTTAGATTCTTTTAAGGTTTCAACGTCGTCAAATCTTCTAAGGATGTTTATTTTTTCTTTTTTAGTTGTTGAATGTTCTGTAAACAATCTTGTAGCATAAGCCAAATTTGAATTAAAGATTGCAACTTCGTTAAGTTTTTCTCTAAAAACATTTAATGCTTTTCTATACTCCTCATTTTTTCCTCTTAACATTCTAACTTCTTCTTGAGTAGATTCTGTTTTAACACCACCATTACTATAAACATAATTTCTATTATTAGTGATACCTTTTCTCAATCCTCTACCTTCTTTGGAGCCCATTCCATATGTTCTAGCTGCTTCTTTAGTTTCAGATTTTTCAAAATCTGCGTCATCTCTACGACCTTTAGTAGTCTTAATGTCTTTTGATGCAATTTTACCATGCTTCATTGACAATCTTTCATCTTCTTTGTCTTTGTATCCTTGACCTTCTTTAGTTTCTGCTTTAACAATTTTGGATTTAGCGCCCATATTTTCACCTTTCTTGTATTCAAACTTAGGTTTACCAGTACCAACTGATTTAGGACCTTGTTTTCTTTTTTCATTAAATCCGCCATTAGTCTTATTTTTATAAGAAAATTTAGGACCTAATCCTATTCCAACACCTTTAGGTTTATAAGTTTCATTGTAGTATCCGTTGTCTCCGTCTTCGTCATCTTGTTCGTCCATGTTAAATTCGTTGAATCCGTCTTCGTCATCTTGTTCGTCCATGTTAAATTCGTTGAATCCGTCTTCGTCTTCGTCATCTTGTTCGTCCATGTTAAATTCGTTGAATCCGTCTTCGTCTTCGTCATCTTGTTCGTCCATGTTAAATTCGTTGAATCCGTCTTCGTCTTCGTCATCTTGTTCGTCCATGTTAAATTCGTTGAATCCGTCTTCGTCATCTTGTTCGTCGATTGGTATTAAGTTGTCGTCATCCAATTGAAGTTCATAAATAGTTTCAACTTTTTCTGGTTCACCCATCTCAATTTCATAAAGAGTTTCTTCTCCGTCTAAATCATCACTATCAACATCACTTACATCACCAGAGTCAGAGAAAATAGCATTAATAACATCATCTACTGATTCGTCTTGTTCATCACGCATACTATAATTGTTTTTTTTGTCTTTATAAGATTCACCAAGTTTCACAAGATATTCTACATTAGCATCATCATCGGATAAATAAACGTTCTCACCATCTTTTTTTACGATAATACCGTCATCTTCACCCATAGCTTTGAATACTTTTAAAATTTCTTCGTCAGAAGCGTCAGTTAAATCTATTGGACTTTCATCTGAATCCATATCCATGTCCATATCCTCTTCATCAGAGTACATATCTTCTTCGTCATAATCCATATCCTCTTCATCAGAGTCAATGTCTTCTACATCAGAGTCCATATCAATATCATCATTATCAACGTCAGCATTCGCGTCAGTATCTAAATCAATCTCATCTTCTTCTTCTTGTTCGGAAAGAGATTCTTTTACTAATTGGTTGATTTCTTTCTTCATGGTTGAAGCAAGTATTCCTTTTGCATTTTCGGCTATAGCTTCTTCAACTTGTTTCATTTGAATAAGAGCCTCTTGAACTAAAGATTTGTTTTCTTTCATTTAAATCTGTTATTTTTACAATATAAATAGTGTCAAATCATAAAAAATTCAATTTTATGGTATTACATTTTTTTTTATTTTATATAAGATTTTTAAAGCATAAAAAAAAGCGGTCGATAAACCACTTTTTTTTGTTAAATTTTTATTGAGATATTATTCAATTACCTCATCAATTTTACTTTCCGATACTGAAGTAATTCTCCAATCATTTGTAAATCCTTGATACTTTTCTGTGACTTTAGCTTCCACATCGGTTACTGAGAATCCTTTAACAAGTTTCTCTTCTCTAATTTTTTTAATTTTTCCAGTATTATCATCAAGTAAATCGTACTGAATTTTTGCTACAAAATATTTTTCGTCCATAATTTATTATTTTCCCAAATAATCGGTTAATTTTCTCATTAAGTCAACTCCTTTAGTTTGAAATTCTGAATTTTCAACCGATTTATATTTTTTTTCTTCTTCTAAATTCTCTTCATATTTATTTCTATCGTTTGGATTAGTAAATAAATACGCTCCTGGAGTTGACGGAGATGATACCAAGTCAAAACAAATTAATTCAAAATCATCTTGAACTTCATTTCTTTCTCCAACTTTTTTTAACGAACCAACCCCTCTTGAAGAAACTCCCATTGTAACACCTTGTCTCATCAAATTAGCTGCTTGGTCTCCTTTAGTTGAAACAATACCTCGTTCATGAAATCCTGGAGATGTTAACAATTTAAGTTTACCCATTAAGATGTTTTTATCCCACCATACTTCTGTGATAATATGGGACACTCTATCCAAGTCAATTAAAGAAGATTCGGGATGGTTAAGTTCTGAGGTAGATAGACCCTTCTCAATCGCCTTTTTATAATTTTCAGCTTCTCTTTTTAATATTTTTTCAGGATAAAATCTTCCGTTTCTATTTGGAGTATCATACTTCTGTAATACCGCATAAAATTCAAATGGATTTCTATAATCCATTTCAGATGCTTCTTTTAATATTTTGGCATTTCTAATATCTTTTGGTGATATCCAACCCGCGTCTGTTTCAACCAATATTCCATGGCCCACTTCACTTGCTTCTAAAATTCTTAATTGTTTCATTAATTCTTTTTATGATAAATATATCATACAAGTATCTTTTTAATGTTATTCGTTTTTTGATGGTGAAAATTCAAAATATTTATTTTGAATTACATTTTCTTTAACAATATTTTTAATAATTGTTTTAACCGATTCTTTAATTTCAGAACATTTAAAATCCATTTCATTATTGGTATATAAATTAACTTCTAAATTTAAAAAAGATTTTTTACCGTGTAAAATACCACTTGTTCTTAAGTCTAAATCAACAATACTTTGTTCTTTAAAAAGTTTATGATTTATGGAATTAAATACCGAATGTTTAATATCTCGACTTAGATTACAAACAACTCTATTCCAATTGTTGTGCTCAAATTTGGGAGTAACCCATGATTGAATGTTTATATATAATGATTTTAAATTTTTTGAATCTACCGTTCCATATACAGTTTTAATTGGTGTATATAAATTTATCTTTACACTTTTTCCTTTTTTCATTAAGTTTCATATTGTCAATGTTTATTTGTTTAACAAAATATAGGAAAAATAACCCCAATTGTCAAAAACTTTAAAAAAATCGTTATATTTGTATTATATGATAAAGATAGATGTAAAAAAAAATGGGATAGAAAAATCCCTAAAGATGTTAAAGTCAAAGGTGATTAAAACTAAACAAAATCAAATATTGTTTGGTAAAAAAGAATTTGTTAAAAAATCAATAAGGTTAAGACAACAAAAATTAAAATCTTGTTATATTCAAAAAATAAAATCTAAATTAGATTGATTCGTCTAAGTTTTTTAATTTAAAAAAATTAAGTTGGTCAAATTTTTCTACTTTTAATTTGTCGATTGTTTCAGACAATTTTGTTTTAATTTCAGACTCTTTTTCATTTTCTAAAAGATTTGTTAATTTAACAATTGTATTTTTTTGTAAAGTTTTAAATTTTCTTTTAAGTAATGTAGTGTCTTCAGACATTAATTGAATAAATTCTTTTTTTGAAGATTCGTCAAGATTTTCAATATAACCATTCATTGTTTGGTTGGCGATGTTAATCATCGACTTTAATGGAAGATTAATTGACTCTTTTATGGGTTCAGGTTTACTTGAAACTAATATTTTAATTAAATTTTTCTTTGATTGAACTCTCTCCATTAAATCCAATTTATTTACATAAACCAAAGAATCAATATTAATATATTGATTTGACACATTTTTAGATGATATTCTTGTTGTTTTAATTGTTGGAGTTAATTTTTGTATTAAATTAATACCCTCTTCCAAAAAATCTTTTGCCTCTGTTTCAGTTAATCCTTGAGGTGTTGTTAATTGGTCATATAATGAATATAGACGTGACATGTTTTTATTGTTCAACACATCTTGTTTGAACTCTTTTAATGATTTCTTAAATTCCTGTTTATTATTATAGGATTTTAATAAATTATTTTCAATAATAGATTTAATTTCTCCAAAAGTCATTTTGTTTGTTTTGAATATAAATATTACGAGTTTAACAACTTATCCAATTCTTTTGATATTTCTCCTAAAGAATCTTGTCCTTGACTTAAATTTAAAAATCTTGAATGTTTATCAAAATTTTGTTCCAATAAAATATTCATGTTAGCTTTTTTAGATTCAGGAGTTATTTCAGCTGCGGGAGGTTCGGCAGGAGGGGGTGCGGCATCACCTGCTGGTGGAGCGGCATCAAAACCACCATCTGATGGTGCTCCTTCAGCCCCTGTAGTTGACGCATTTCCTGTACTACCTGAGGATTCCCCATATAATTTATCAATATTATCAAAAATTCCAGTTTTACTAATAACCGTAGGAGTTGCTTTAAGTTCTTCTCCAACCGCTCTTTCAAGTCTTTGTTGTTGTAAATCCAATTTAATTTCTTCATCAGACCATCCAAAAATATGTTCTTTGGCCCATGTAGATGATGTGGCTTGAATACCGTTTCCTGGGTCAGCAACCAAATCTTTATATAATAACACTTTTTCTTTCCAAACATCAATTTTTAACAAATCTGCTTGAGTTGACGGATTAGTTAATCCTAATGTAAAATTTTGTAACTCGTCTTCAAACCCTAATAAAAATAAATGTACAATTGCGATTTTATTTAATTCGGAAATCATACTTTTTTGAATTCTGTTTATTGTACGAGCAAATCTAATATCTTGTAACGCCAAATTTTTTCCATCACCAACTACTTCTTCAAACCCTAAAAATGCTTTAGGAACACGAAGAGCCGTTAATAATTTCTTTTGAATATATTCTATGTCTGCAATTTCTGATAGGTTTGTTGCTCCAGGTAAAGTCGTAATTGGGTCTGGTGCTGAAGGGTCACGGACAGGAATAAAATAATCTTGGTCAACCGCCATTTGGTTAAACCTCATATCCACGTTTCCTGTTTTAGAATCTACAATTTGTTCTCTTTTAAACTTGTTGGCTACACGGTTTACGTATGCCTCAACGTCATCGTCATTCATATTACCCACAAATACTTTAAACATTCTTCTTTCAGGGGCTCTTGATGTACGATAGATTAACATCGCATCTTCTGACAATAATAATTGTTTCCAAATACGTCTTGCTTTTTCTAACATAGATGTACCATAAGGAAGTTTTCGGTCGTCACCCAATAATCTAAAGTGAGCTATCTCCCATGATTGGAATTCCATGCTTTTATTTTTCCAAGTAAAATGAAGCGGTTTTTTATCAGTATCTTTAGTAATATCTATAGTAATATTGCCGGCAACACCAGATTCTCTACGTTCAATTTCAATTGTTGGTAATTGTTGACAACCAACAATTCCCTTTTCAGGGTCTAACTTTAAATAAACAAAATTATCACCGTATTTGCAGGTATTTCTTGTCCACATTGATAAGTTAGTGTTAATATCCAAACTATTATTAAATAAATCGGCTAAGACAGTTTTAATTCTTTTTGATTCAGAATAAATTTGTAAAATAAAACCATCTTCATTTGTTGTTGTAGATTCTTCGGAATATATGTCCAATGCTGCAGAGATTTCTGGTGTATATTCCATACTTTCGTAATCATATTGGGCGGATAATCTTGATGGTTCATAATAAACTGCTTGAGTATATAAATTGTTTTCAACTTTTGCCCATTGATTTGTTAAATAAAATGTTTGTTGAGCTTGAAGTTTTTCTTTCTCGTAATCATCTCGATTTGGTGTACGTAAAAGTTCTTTTTTATCAAACTTAAAGGTTGGATAATCTTGATTCAATAGTGAATTTGGACCGAATGTTTTTGATAGTCTCTGCCAGACCGTTAGATTTTCTTGACTCATATTATAATTTACTAATTAGTTTGATAAAATAAATACTTATTAGGAACCAAATAACCATCCGTATTTTTGATAATCCGCCTTTGTTGCTTGTCCAACATTATTTAAACCACTATCTCTACCCATTTGAGGAATCATAGGATTAAAGAATTCTGACGAATTTTTGTTTTCGGTTACATTTGTTGCCCACGAGTTAATCATTGCTTTGGTATGGTTTGTAACTTTTTCTAATGATTGGAATGATTTTTCTGCAACATATAGTGCCATAGATACTCCCATAATACAGTCATCATGATGTCCTTTTTGGTGGTCAGGTCTTCCATTAATATAAATAAACGTATTCATTTCATTGTATAAACGATTTGAATATACTTTAAACCCGTGTCTTACTCCTTCTTCAAATGCTGATATAATTTGAACCCTTTTTGAGTTAAAGTTAATTCCTGGAATTCTTTCATTAATCTTTGGGTCCCATTTCCATTTATTTGTGGTATCAACATTGTCGACATATAACCCCCCCTGATAACTTAATTCTTGTAATTTTCTTGACGTGGAAATACCCATACCACCTGTAATATCAATAACACAGTAAGCATTATACATTGTCCCCCATTTATATGCAATTTCTGCCACAACATCTGGTGGAACTTTGGCGACATATTCTAACACCTGTTCCCTTTCGTCAAAATCGATGATTTGGATACATGAGAAGTCCTCAGAGTCACCTCTTGATACATCAACACCCATCACATACTTGTGTCCGTTTACCGGTTCTTTAAATATCCATAGTGAACCGCCCATTAGTTTGGCTTGTGGTTCACGTAAAGTATTCTTGGATATTTCTTGCATCAATTCAGATTCGAATACATTATCACCCGAACCTAAAAAGTCACATTCTAATTCCTGAGCAACTTTTCTTCTATCAAACTTCAATTTCTTAACCATACCTTCAAACCATGCGGAACATGGTTTGTATCCTTGTTTAATATAATCAGTTACAACAGAGTGGTCTCTTTCATATGGATTTTCTATCGATAATTTAATAATATCTTTTTCAGAATATTCTTCTCTATTTAATAGAAAATGTACTAAGTCAGGAGTTTTAACCATATACAAATCTTTTGTATATCTTGGGTCACGATACCAAAACATCTCAGATATTTTGAAATCATTCATATTCCTTAATGACTGGTCATAGATTTCATAGTAAATTTGGTCATATCCGTTTGGTGTGGATACAACGATAACTTTACCACCTGTAGATAGGGACGCCATACAAGCTGACCAAAAATCTGAGTCCGCTTCGATAAACGCCGCCTCATCAAAGACAAGAATTGTAGGTGTATAACCCCTCAAGGCATCTTTTGATGTTGCAACGGCTTTAACTTCACAATTATTATTAAGTTTAAAATGTCTTTGTGAGTTTTTTTCTTTTGAAAATGAAATACCAACCCAATCTGGCCATTGTTCAGTAAAACCTCTAACTTTGTTAGCCATCTCCATTGACGTATCTAACTTGTTAGCAATAATAAGAATTTTTTCAGGTTTGTTTTTTTGGGCAAATGCCAATTTTTTTGATATCCAAGCGGCGGTTACGGTTGTTACACCCGCCTGACGATACTTTAATGCAATGTTTTCATTGTATTTGTCGTAATCATCTATTAAACTAACTTGGTCGGGAAATAAATCTAATGGAACATACTTTGATACGGTATTATCGTATGTTTGTAAATAAGTTCTAAGTGCGTAGGGAGTACTCCTTATACACTTTGTTAACTCGATAATTAATTGTTCTTTGTTCACACATTGTTATTTAGGTCTTGTTATTCCTAAACTATTTAAGAAATCATCTAAATCATCATCATCATTACTGTCAGGGTCAATATCTTCATCTTCTTTATAATCTTCAAATTCCTCTTGCATTTGTTTTGCTTCTTCGACAATTTCCTCAAATCGTTTTTTGGCTTTACTAATCTTAGAAGAATCCTCAGAAATTACATTTCCAATAACTTCTAAAAATTCTTTTGCCTCTATTTGATATAATAAAACATGGAAAAAATTTATTAATCCTTTATATTCAGGATTAAAAATATCATCAGGTAATGCAAACCGTAATTTTTCAACAATTTCAGGTCCAATACGTAATTGCATTGGCTCGTTTGATAATACATCAGTTTGACCTAACACTTTTGCCCTAAGATTAGAATCTGATGGTAAACCAGCTCTACCTTTAGCTTCTTCTAATCCTTTAATAATTTCATGACAAAGAATTGGAAAAAATATTCCAGTTGCAATAATTTTAGTGTCAGGTTGTTCTTCACCTTCTTCACCTTCTTCTTCATCGGCGTCATCTAATTCAACTTTACCTGCAATACCTTGAGCTGTTTGAGCCATATGTTCAATCGCATCTTCAAAATTAAAATACAAAAAATCGGTGATTGCCATTATACCTAAATAATCTCTATATAAAGATGGGTCAATAGCATCTAATCTTGATTTAACTTCAGGTTTTTGAAAAAGGTAATGTCCTTTTTTTGCCGCTCCTTGAATAAGAGCGTTAATAATATTTCTTTTGTGCTTTTCTAATTCTAAAATTTCCTCATCAGTTAATTCGTCAAGGTCAAAAGATGAAAATTTTAATTTTTCTTCTTTATCTTCTTCTTCATCTTCTTCATCTTCAGGTTCCATTCTAAAATTACCAGTACTTGGCATTCCTAAATTAGCCTCAATTTGATATCTTCCTTCAGGAACTTCACCTTCATCTAATGACGATTGTATCGCTAATTCAATTAATTCGTCTTTATGGTTCGCCTCAATCCTCATGATATTAGGAAGTTTTCTCATCATTTCTTGGTAAATCATTTTTTGAACTTGATTAGAACTTAAATCTTGGATACCAGTAACCTGTCTTAACTTATCTGTGACTTTTTGAAACCTATCACTAACTAATCTTTGAACATCGGCAGCACCTTTTTTCATTGCAGGATTTGTCGCGTAAAGACTATCAGGACTCGCCAATTTTCTTTCTAAATTTGGGTCCATCCTTTCAGGTGTGTTCCCGTAATTAATCTGTTCTTTTAATTTCCGTCTCATAAATTATTTTTCTAATAGTTGCATTATTACATCAATTACTTTTTCTTTGGCGTCTTCAGGAGAAACTTTCTTTGCCTTTGGTGCCGGATTTTCTCCAGGATTTGGATTTTTAAAAGGGTTCTGTCTTTTGCCAGGTTTTGTTCCGGGTTTTGTAGTTGGTTTTGTTGTTGGTGAAGGTGATGTTTCATTTTCATAAATGTATCTAACTAAATCACCTTTAGTTATTTTTGGAGGCATGTGTTTTTCCACTATTTTTTGTATTTGAGATTCTAAAAACAAAGATACAGGATTTTTTCCTTCTTTTAACTGTTTTTTTACAGACATTACACATCTTTCAAATTTTCGTGTTCGTTTTGGTCCAACCTGTGCATGACAAATAGCCCAAGCGTTTGGTTTATCTTTTTTTTCTTCCGACATACCAATCATTTTACTATTGTGGTTTTCAGGTGATGTGTCATCGTCCATACCATCGTCAGACGCTTGATATTCATCATGAGAACCTTGTTGTCCTGTATACGCTTGGTCGGCATCTAAATCAAAGTCATCTTCCTCTTCCAATCCGATACCTTTCATTTTTGCACCCACTTCACCTACTTTTTGATTTAAGATATCAAGGTCTTTAATTTTTTGGGCAATATTAGGATTTGCCACTTGTTCACCCAATAATTTTGAATATAAGACATTAATTTGTGATTCAGTTAACTTATTAACTGTTTTGGGTGATAAACCTTTTTCAACCAAGTTTAGTGCTTTTATATTAGTTTTCATAGACTACTTTTTGTTCAAATTCTAAAACCAAATCTCTTTCATAGAGTTTGTCCTTTATTTCTTTTTCAGGAGTTCCGAATCGAAATACTAATCTTTTTTGTGATTCTAATTCTTCATCTTCCCATGATAACGCAACAATATCATCCATTGCATCTGTCATACAAAAAAAATCGGAGTTTTGAATTAATTCTAATTTTAAATCAGTATTTCTTAAAACTCCTACTTTCTTAATATATTTTAATTCAGGTGGTGTTGGGTATCCATTAGAAGGTTTATTTTCCCAAGATTCTCCCCAAACATCCAATTCATCTGAAAAAATAAACTCATATAAATTATCTCCCTTATAGTTTGGACCTAATCCATTAACATAAGTTAAATAACTCATAATACTCTTCCGTTTGGCGTAATTTTAAATTGTCTACCATTAGTCTCAAACACCAAATTTTTCTTATTTGTAATACCAACAAATTTAGAATTCAAATTTTTAGTTACAAATTTTTCTGCCTCCAGTTCTTGTTCTATAGTTTCAGTCATTTGTTTAACTGATTCCATAATCTTTTTAACAATAGATTTTTTATATAAAGTTTTTTGAACTTGTTTTTCTGTGTGTTCTCTAATTTCTGATTTAGAAACTTCAAAATATTTTGAAATAACTTTATCTACTTGAGATTCTCCAAAAATACTATCAAAAATTTTTCCATGACCTCCGTAACCTCCATCTTCTTCCTCTTCTTCCATTTCTCCATCACCGAACGAACCATACATACCTTCTCCCATTTCGGCATCAACAGGAACATCCATATCAGCTTGGATGTCTTCAACTTCACTATCATCAGTTAAGTCTTCTCCATCCATATCGTCTTCTTGACCATAATCCTCATCTTCGTATTCTTCAAATTTACTAATAATATCTTCCTTATCTTCTTCAGATAACTCTCCTAAATTAATAGATGATAAAACCATATTAATAACATATTTAATATCTTCAGAAGTCATTCCTTCGCTATTATCTAAAACTCTAATTTTTTGAGTTAATTTTCCAGTTAATTTTTGAATTGTTTTAAATGTTACTTGGTCTTCGCCTTCCATGTCATCCGTAGGCATTTCATCACCTTCCATATCATCCATAGGCATTTCTTCTCCACCCATGTCATCCGTAGGCATTTCTTCACCGCCGCCCATATCATCCGTAGGCATTTCTTCACCACCCATGTCCTCCATTGGTGATGGTGGTAATTCAGGACTTGGAACTGCTGGAGGAGCCGCAGGTAATTCTGCTGGTGGTCCTGCAGGCATTTCAGGTGCCGCTGGTTTTGGAGTTTTTAAAGTGAATCTTTTTTGTTCACCGTATAATGATACACCTTCCTCATTTTCATTAAGTCTATTTAACTCACCCGCAACAAGATTTAATCTTTTAAACGCTTGAGAATATGAAGAATAGTATTTTCTATTTCTCATAGGTTCAATATAATCCGTTTCAGATTCTGAAATGGTTTTCTTAATTATATATCCTTGTCTTTCTCTAACAATTTGATAATTATTTCCATCTGCAAGAGAAATTGAATACTCTGATGTCTCATTTTCATTTATAGTCTTAGGTGCCGATTCGTTAAAACGAGCAATTTCCATAATTCTATTTATCTTGTTTTGGCCAGTAAGTTTTTCACTTCCAATTGGTTTTAAGTTTGACATGTTTGTTTTTATTTATTTTTAGTTATTTAATCCACCGAATCCTCCAATGCGAATAGAATTTAATTGTTCGACAGCCTTTCCTTCGTTATTTATGTATATTGGGTGAGGGGCTACTCCATTTGCTGGTCCACCCTCACTAATTGAGCCACCACTAAAGTTACCTAATATTTCAACAGTATATGCGTATTGTTGGTCAGCCGAGAATCCTGTAAATCCTGGTGTATTAGTTGGTGTTGGTGTTGCTCCTGGTGTACCTGTTTGTGTTGGTGTTTTTGTTTGTGTTGGTGTTTTTGTTACGGTTGGAGTATTTGTTGGTGTTACACTTGGTGTTACAGTATTAGTTGGTGTATTGGTTGGTGTTTTAGTTACTGTTGGTGTATTTGTTGGTGTTTTAGTCGGTGTTGTTGTATTTGTTGGTGTTTTAGTTTGAGTAGGTGTTTGAGTAGGTGTCTGAGTATTTGTTTGTGTATTAGTAGGTGTCTGAGTATTTGTTTGTGTTTGGGTTTGAGTTTGAGTAGGTGTTTTTGTTGTAGTTACTGATGGTGTAGGTGTTTTTGTTGTAGTTACTGATGGTGTTGGTGTTTTGGTTGTAGTTACTGATGGTGTTGGCGTATTACTTGCCGTGTTTGTTGGAGTTACAGTAGGTGTAGGTGTTGGTAATGGGCATGAACCTAGTGAAACAAAGGTACCATTACCTTGAATTATAGTAACTTCTGTTGCACATTTTATAAGTGTTTGATATGCTCCTAACGTAAATTGAAAAATAAATCCGTCACAATCTCTACCCACAAATGCAGTACCAGTTGTTCCACCATCTAACTCATATGTTTTACACACATTAGGTGTATTACTTGGAGTTACTGATATAGTTGGTGTATTAGTTGGAGTACTAGTTGGAGTCGCAGTATTAGTTGGTGTTTTTGTTACTGTTGGTGTTTGTGTTTTTGTTACTGTTGGTGTATTAGTTTGAGTATTAGTTACTGTTGGTGTTGCAGTTTTAGTTGGTGTTTGAGTTTGAGTATTAGTTACTGTCGGTGTATTAGTTGGAGTTTTTGTTACTGTCGGTGTATTAGTTGGAGTTTTTGTTACTGTTGGTGTATTAGTTGGAGTTTTTGTTACTGTTGGTGTATTAGTTTGAGTACTTGTTACTGTCGGTGTAGGTGTTACAACCGCCTGACAAGTAATACAATCAACATAATCTATTGACATAGATAATACTGTGTCAATAGCTGTTGCAGGTTCTACATTGTCAATAATATCATAACACCCTGGAGTTGTTCCACCAGTAAATGTTAAGTAATAATTACCATTTACTGCCGGTAATGATGAACTATCAAAATCGACTAATATTGATGCTCCACCAGAACAAGGACCTATAAGATATGTAATTAATGCCATTTAATTTTTCTTAATAAATATACGATTAATGTTAATTATTTGAATATTCTTAAATTGTTATTTAAACTAACAATATTTAATTTTTTTTTGATGAGAATGATTTAGCTAATTGTATTAAATCTTTTTCCGATAATTTACCGTCTGGAGTTAAATTATTGTCGGATTGAAAAGATTTGATAATTTTTTCAGTCTCATCTCCAAATTTTCCGTCATTACCAAATTTAGGTAATAAATACCCTAAACTAATTAAGGCTTTTTGTATTTTTGCAACATCATCATCGTAAGATATCTTTGAATCCGATTTTTTTAAATTTGTAAAATTTTTACCTGATTTTGTGATAGTTTCTAAATCTGATAAAAAATTTTTTTCATCCTCCTTTGGAACTGTTTTAGTATTTTTTTTTGACCCCGTAAATATTTTATCCGCGTTATCTAAAAGGTCTTTTAAATGTTTTCCTCTTGGTAATCCTATATGGACATGAGTTGTACTTTCATGACCTATCCATTCTGAAATTTCTCCAATATAGTCACCAATTTTAACAACGTCATCTTTTTTCAATTTAACATTTTTTAAATGAGTATAAAAAATATCAGGAAATTTCCCTGTACCTTTGATAGACACTTGAGTTCCAAATATTTTACCTGAGTTTTTTCCGGTATCTCTAATTTTAGTCACAACACCATCAGTATAAGAATTTACTACTGTTCCTGGAGGTGAAAATATATCCCAAGCATTGTCAGATTGCCAATTACCAAGGGCTCGACCAGAATGGTTTTTAGGTCCGTTTACTAAATCAGTTTTAAAAGTTCCGCCAATATTTGTTGTGGATTCTTTAATTGATAATACTTTATCGGTTTCTTTGTCTGCCGTGTTAAACAATTTTTCAATATGACCTGACCTTCTTAAAAATTTAAACACAAGATTTTCATAAGACAATTCACCATCTTTTTCCAATCCTGACTTTCTATAGTCCTTTAATTTTTCTTTGATTTTTTCCAAATCTTTACCTTCATCAATTGCCGTATTAATCTTTTCCGTCCAACATTTAATTTTATTTGTTAGGACTTTTTTATCGACATTATTCTTAAATTTTTTTGGTTCAGATATCCATTCATTATTCATAACGGAATATACTCCCGAACTATAATGAGATTCTTCAACATCTTGAGCATATAGTTCAACATCGTATCCAAAGATTCGGATATCATGTTTATCGTTAAACACTTGTTTTTTTAAATTAAATAATTCCTTATATAGTTCCGATTGATTTTCATATTGTTGTAAATCAACAATTACGTGTAAATCAAAATCTGAGAACTCGGACCAATTGTAATTTGCTAAAGAGCCTGTAAGATGAATATCTTCAACAAAAACCTCATCACCCAAATATTCAATAAATTTTTCTGCAATACGTGAAAGAGCCTCTCTAACCTTTGGTATCATAACCGATTGGTCAGGTTTTTTAGGGTTTTCCCAAACTTTAGGGTTTAAAGATTCTTTAAGTGAAAAACTATTAAGGATTTTTTGAAAATTATTCATCTTTAATAAATAGTCCGTTAATTAAACTTTTTTATATGAATATTGAGTTGCAATGTTGGTAGTAAAAAATTTACCTTGAGATTCTGCCAATCTGAATTTTGTATAGACTTGGTGAGGTACTTTGTCGTACTTGTATTTGGCTCCGTTATTGAATTCTACGACCAACTCTTTTGATTCTGTGTCGTATTCACTTGATTTAATATTTGAAGATTTAATTTCATTTTTAATCTTTGTCCCATCAATTACTTCTTTGATTATTCCCATTTTTTTTAAGTGGTGTTAGTTCATTTATTTTTTCTAATAATGGTGTTAGATAAGTACTTAACTCATCAAAACTCATATCAAAACCATAAGATTTAACGTCATTAAGTAAAGAGTTTCTACCATTATCAAATTTGTGAAATAAATTCATCATTTTTCTAGTATAATGTGGTGGTTTTTCTAGTTGGTCTTCACTAAACCCCAACTCTTGGAAATGTTGTCTTAATTCAAGGTATGTATCAAGTAGTTGTCTTAACGTAAATGACTCTTCCAAGAACTTTTCATATAGTTTCATGAATATAAATATAAAACCCCCGCCATTTGGTGAGGGTTATTATATTAGGATTTTAATTTTCTTAATTGGTCTCTAATCTCGATGGACTTTTCAAAGTTTTGTTCTTTGATTGATTCCTTTAATTCCAATTCAAGATTTTCAATCATCTCTTTATTGGTTCCCAAGTTTTTAATTTGGTCTCTTAACTTAACCGCTTCTTCAAAATCTTCCATTTCAATCGCTCTTTCAAGTTTAATGTTAAGGTATTCTTCCTTACTCATTTCTTTTGGATTATCATTATCTAAATCCGATAAATCAAATACTTTTACATAACGGGTATATTTGTAATCCCCATCAGGAGATTCAAAAGTATTGGTTGTCCAATCTTGTTTATTGAAATCTTCCATGATTTTTTCGTAACGAGCCATTAGGTCGTCAATGTTAAAATTAAATTTTCTTCTGTGAAACATATTTTTTTGTTTTTTTAAATTTATTTATTATCTTTGTTCTTGTCAAGTATCATACCGATGATAAATATAAGATATTATTTTATATAATCCATGACATTATGTCAGATTAATAAAATTATTATGACAATTTGTCAAAATATTTGGATATGTATGAAATTTGACCGTAATTTGTAAAACAATTAAAAAATATGAACGACTTAATGGACGACGACGACAAAATGATGAACAAAAAAACTAAATCATCTGGAGAATCTAACACACCTGTATTGGACAATTTCAGTAGAGATTTAATGAAACTAGCAGAAGCTGGAAAACTTGACCCCGTTATTGGTCGCGACAGAGAAATCTTAAGGATTGCTCAAATTCTTTCTCGTAGAAAGAAAAATAACCCAATTATCCTTGGAGAACCTGGTTGTGGTAAAACCGCACTTGTTGAAGGATTGGCAATCAAGATTGTAAATGGTGATTGTCCCCGTAACTTGGTAGATAAACGTATTGTTAATCTTGACCTTACATCAGTTGTTGCCGGTACAAAGTATCGTGGACAATTTGAAGAAAGAATGAAAGTGATTATTGAAGAACTTCAATCAAACCCAAACATCATTGTATTCATCGATGAGATTCACACACTGGTTGGTTCAGGAAATTCTTCAGGTTCAATGGATGGTTCAAATATCTTTAAACCCGCATTGGCACGTGGGGAAGTTCAATGTATCGGAGCAACTACATTAGATGAGTTCCGTAAAAACATTGAAAAAGATGGAGCATTAGAACGTAGATTCCAAAAGGTAGTCGTTGAACCATCATCAATTGATGAAACAATTCAAATCCTTAAGAATGTTCGTGACAAATACGAAGATTTCCACAAGGTGAATTACAGCGATGAGGTAATTGAGACTTGTGTTAAGTTGGCAGACCGTTATATCACAGACCGTGAGTTCCCTGATAAAGCATTTGACATTTTGGATGAGGTTGGAGCAAGAATGCAAACCGAGTTGAAAATACCTGAAGCAATTGAGGAGTTAAAAAAACAAGCGGCAGAAATCAAACTTCAAAAAATGGAAGTGGTTAAAAAACAAAACTACGAACAAGCTGCAGAGCTTCGTGATAAAGAAAAAAAATTGTTACTGAAGTTGGAGCAAGAAAAAATTAAGTTTGATGAAAAGTTGTCCAAAGAAAAACAACTCATATTATTGGAACATGTTTATGATGTTGTATCAAACATGACAAAAATTCCTGTAAATAAAATGAGTGTGGATGATACCAAAGCTTTGTTGGACTTGGACAAAACTTTGATTGACAAAGTTATTGGCCAAAACAATGCGGTAGTTAAGATTGCAAAAGCAATCAAAAGAAATCGTTTGGGTATAAAAGACCCTAATCGTCCAATCGGGTCATTTGTGTTCTTAGGTTCAACAGGTGTTGGTAAGACATACCTGGCAAAACAATTGGCAAAAGAAATGTTCGGTTCCGAAGACGCTCTCATTCGTGTCGACATGTCAGAATACCAAGAGAAACACACAATATCCAAATTAATTGGAGCACCTCCAGGATACGTAGGTTATGAAGAAGGCGGATTGTTAACTGAAAAAGTTAAAAACAAACCTTACTCTGTAATCTTATTTGATGAGATTGAAAAAGCTCACAAAGATGTATTCACCATCCTACTTCAGGTTTTAGATGACGGTCATGTAACCGACAGTTTGGGACGTAAGATTAACTTCAAAAATACCTTGATTATCTTGACATCAAACTTGGGGGTTAAAAAACTACAAGACTTTGGGGCTGGTATTGGTTTCTCAAGTAATTCATATAGTAATGAAGAAGCTAAGAAACAAATGTTAATGAAGGAAATGAAAAACTTCTTCTCACCTGAGTTCATTAATCGTATTGATGATACGGTTGTATTTAACTCATTGACTAAAGAAGACATCAAAAAGATTACCGACATTGAATTAAAGAAGTTGGTGACTCGTCTTGTAGATATGAAGTACAAAATCACATATGACGAATCTTTGGTTGAGTATTTATCAAAGATTGGATACGATGAATTGTACGGAGCTCGTCCATTGAAGAGAGCTATTCAGGATAAGGTTGAAGACCTATTGTCAGAAGAAGTTCTAACGGGTAAGATGATTGAAGGTAAGACCTATCACATCAAAGTAGTAGGTGAAAACGTGGTGGTCCAAAAGAAAGGACGATAAATAAGAAAGGGAGATGAAAATCTCCCTTTTGTTTTATATTTATATTTGATGAGAGAGTTAATCAGAAAAGTTATCAGAGAAATTGTCACAAATAAAGAAATAATTTGTGACAAATGTGGATGGTCGTGGGATATTGTTGATGGCGGCGATGACTTATATATCTGTCATGAATGTAATCATGATAATGAACCAAAATCAAAGTTAGATAAATTATAAAACTTTATTTAAAACACTGACCGATTTCTCCAACCATGTTCAACCATTTCTTTATAGTGTAATTTATGACCAAGTTTATCAATCATTTTCTTACCCATGTCGATACCGTTAATTACGTCTTCAACAACGACGTATTCATGGGTTGTGTGATATTGGTAGTATCCAATTGAAAAGTTAATACAAGAGAAGTCAAACTTACCTCTTAACGCATATACGTCAGTATAAGGGTGAACCATGTATCTCATTCTATTTCCCATACCTTCTGTTAATACCTCATTACAAGCATCAAAAAATTCAGTCTCTCTGTCAAATAAAACTTGACCAAAACATTTTTCAGTAATCATCCAGTTTTCAGGTGCGTCAAATTGAATACCATATCCAACATTATCAAAAAATGATGAATCCGCCATCATTGAACCTTTACAACCGGTTTCTTCAGATACAAAGAACGCGGCCTTTACATACGGCAATTCTTTTAATAATCTAAGACATGCAAATACACCACATTTATCATCACCACCAATACCTGTTGGTTCTCCATCATTATCATATGCCTTATATGATAATTTAATTTCTTTTTGCGCATTTGGCAACATTTCCTCTCGAATATTAATATCGTTAAGTCCATGTACCGTATCGGTATGTGAAATTACACATGGGAAATAAAATCCTTCAGGAAGTTCTTTGGATTCTTGTTTTGTTGCGTAGACGTTATTATATTCGTCCACATAGTGTTCAATATTATTTTCAGTTAACCAGTTAACCAAAAACTCAACCATTCTGTCCTCGCGATACGTTGCCGTAGGTACGCTCAAAACGGCTTTAAGTAATTCTAAATTTTGTTCCATAGAGCAAATATAGAAAATTATTTACACTTCACCAAATTTAAATAACTCTGGTTGATATAATAAATGATTAAATTGTTCTTCATCAAGTTTACGGGTAATAAATCCTGTAGGTAATTGTAATTCAACAACAATTTGCATATTGTCTCTATCAAAAGTTTTAACTTTGAAATTTATTGATTCATCTTTTGGTAATTTATACCATTTACCTATCTCGTATCTAGATAATATTTTTTGTCTAAGTTCCAAAAATTTTACTATTGGGGTTCCATCTTCTTCAATCTTTTCTAAGATACTATCAAATTGTCTTCCAACCTCTCTGTTGAATGACTCGGTATCAAAATTATCAGAATCTTGATATTCATATGTGTCATCATACCAACCACCCATACTACCACCATTTTGTTCAACAATCTGATTAAATAATGAAATAACATCAGTTTTATTGATTTCAAGTCTTGTTGACCACATTAATAGATTTGCTGGTGTTGTTGTAATCTCATCATATCTTCTTTTAAGGGCAAATCCTGTAGATTCTAAAACGTCATTAATTTCTTTTGTGATAGATTCTTTGGCAGTAATGCTCATTTCTCTATTTTTTTCTACAAAATAATCATTTATGATATTATCGGTTTCTGTTTCAAATAAATCTAATAATACCGCAGCTAACTCTTGTTGATACTCATTTAACAAACTAAATGATTTTGATGGCAATAAAACGTCTGAGATTTGTTTTATTTTTTCTGTGTTCTCATCATTTAAGTCAGCAAATATAAGATACCCTTCTTTAAAATCGTCATAAATAGTATATTCATCCATAAATTCATAATCACCATAACTTGAAGATACCGCATTCATAAACCACACGTCGTCGTCACTTACATCAAAATTTTTAAAAAAATTCTTATCATCACCAAAATCAATAACAATTTTACTTTGTCCCAATGGGTCTTTAATTATAACATCAAGAATCGATGGGTCAGAATCTATTAATTCTTCAACAGTTGCAACCCCCCTTGTAAATTCTCTTAATTTTTTAATGAATTCACCAACACCCGTTAAATCGTCAATAAGGTCACTTTGATTTGGAAAATATTCTTTAAGGTATTCAATAGTTTTTGTAAAATCTTGAGAATCAAATACTTCAGTTTTTTTTTCACTTTCATTTTGATATAAAGCAATTTTATTGTTAGTTTTTTTATTTAAGAAATAATATAAATTACCTGTTCTAGTATATTTGTCAAAATACGATGTTGACCCTTTTTGAGTTGTACACCATTTGGTGTTGGTACCATAATAACAAGATGCCGAATGTGATTTTGGTCTAACCACCAATACTTCATCATCTTCATAAATTTTATCAACTTGAGTTTTAATCTCCAGTTCAATTTGTTTTTGAGTTTTTCTACTATCAATAATGGACATTAATTTCTTAATGAATTGAGGATTTTCATATTGATTAATGTCCTTTGGTGAACGAGCAATCCCCTCAATATTTGGTACTAAATAACTATTATTTGTGTCGGCGATAAATTCAGTTTCTGCTTTCCAAATATCATCTTCAGTTATTCTATTAACATTTACATGGAACCAAGGAATTATTATTCCAAATAAATCTTGTAGTGATTCTGCCTGTCGAACATTTAATCCACCTTTCTCACCTGATAATTCAGGAATAATTTTTTCAAGTTTCTTTGCAATATACTCAACATATTTGTAGTTTGTTGGGTCAACACTTAATATCCTGTCAATGAATGGGCCATCATACTCAAACCGTTGTTTAAGTTGTTTTGCAACATCTTCCTTTTTACCTTCAATTATAATCACAGGATATTTTTACAATAAATACCAATTTTGTTTGTAATATTTATTTTTTATCCTATCTTTGTATTTATAATATTACAAGTTATTTGACATATGGGGGTGTTTTTGGATTTGACAGGTATTGGCTGAAGACAAAGGGCACGTGGAGACTGAATTAATCTCCTTAAAAACTGATTCACAAAAACAATCGGCGACGTTTTATCGAAAATGGAAACTCTTGGTTTACTAAGAGGTTCTGAAGTTACTGTATCCTAAGAGGTTTACGGAAACGGGGGGTCGGTGGACACATAACCTAGCAACAGAAGTCCTTAAGGTGTGGTTTCTACCCAAAAAGGAACAAACGGTCTCGTTCAGAGTGCTACCGTAACAAAAGTGAACTCGACACAGTTATTGGTAACGATGTCAAAATAGGAACCAAATATTTCGGAAGGTATCACAAACCTTGTCCTAAACGTGTAGTCCTTATCTGACAGGATATTATGGACCGGAGTTCGAGCCTCCGCACCTCCACCGTAGACCTCAATAGAAATATTGAGGTTTTTTTTATTACTTTTTTCCGTAGTAATTAATCATTAAATAACTCATAAGTACAAAATCGCATATTTATTAGTATGAGATTAACTCCAATCCTTATTGTTGAAGGTCGTAAAGAAGATTTACGTAAAAAATACACTGAAAAATTTA